CGATGGCCGCGATGAAGCAATTGCGCGGCGTGGTGAGGGAGACGGCGGAGATCAACGGTATCATTCAGAGCCGGAACGCCGAGATCACGCACGTCGAGGGCAACCAGACGGTGAAGATCAGCTCGACGTCCAAGCTCGTTCAGTCCCTCCAAGAGAGCAAGGATCATGTCCAAGTCCCCGAAAGCCTCCCCTTCGCAGCCCAGTTCATCCCCGCCCGCAATTCCTGATCACCTGCTTCCCGTGTTCGAGCTCATCAATCGACTTGATTCGATTGAGTGCTGGCGAATCGGAGCACCGATCTTTCTGGACCTGGGTGTCGTAGAGCCGACTCTTTTCCGTGATGCTGACCCTCAGCAGATCGGCGAGATGTTCAGGGCTCAGATCAAGCCGTCTATCGAGTGGTTCCGCATTGCGGAAGACCTCGGTCGATTCGTCACTGACCACAAGATGCTCTCCGTCGCGCTCATGCGAATCGCTGCTGTGAGGCTGGTGGGTACTTGACGCTTAGGATCGACAGACACGGAAATGATCTATACCCGCTGCCTGCGGACTACCTGACGCTGACTCCCGAGGGACAGCGACTGGCTCGCGTCAACGCGTGCAAGCAGTGGCAGCTCGGCGGCGATCCCTCTGACCGAGCGCATGCGCTTGCCGCGTGCATCAACTTCTTCGACCGGTACTACCTGTACCCGGACTGGGACGAGGACTTCAACCCATACTTCTACGACGATGATCCAATCGAGTCGCCGCTCGGGCACTTCGCCATCTACCGGCTGTGGGCGCTCGCAAGCAAGAGCGTGGCAATCGCACCACGCGGTTTCGCGAAGAGCAACTGTTTCCGAAAGTCGGCACTCCTGCAAATGGTTAGCCGCCCGGCGTACTCCTTCATCTACGCCACGAGCAGCGGGGACAACGCGGAGCAAACAAGCCAGGTCCTGAAGACCCAGTTCCTCGGCAACCAGCGTCTTGCGGACGATTGGGGTCCCGAGTTCCCGGATGGCCGGATCACGCCGAAGCGCGGCGAGCGATCGTTCGGCGTGGAGATGATGTACCTGAACAACGGCAGCTGGTTCCGGGCGATCAGCGCCGAGAGCAGGCAGCGTGGCGGACGTCCCCGCGTGTACGCGCTTGACGACCCGGAGTACGACCCGAAGGCCAGCACGAGCATGAGCATCTTGCGCTCGTACATGGAGCGCCTGCTGTTCAAGGTGGTCATTCCCATGGTGACCCGGCGCGACACGAGCGTCCGGTGGTTGGCTACCTTCGTGAGCCGGCGGCACTACGCATGGCACGCGATGGCGACGGAGCCGACCCCCACCGGCCCGGTGGCGAGGGATCCCCGCTTCGACCAGTGGGCGCGCCTGGTGCTGAAGGCGGAGTACGAGGAGGAGGGTGTGCGGAAGTCCTGCTGGCCAGGCATGTGGCCGCTGGATCGGAAGTCGAAGGATACGGATCCCAAGTTGAAGGGGCTAGTCAGCCTGGAGGAGATCCGGGAGATGATCGGCAGCCACAACTACATGGCCGAGTACCTGGCCCAGCCTGGCGAGGCCGAGGACCTGCACTTCGGCGAGGTGTCCACGGCCAAGCACGGCTGGTGGCTGGAGAACCCAGACCCCCTCGTAGATACGGATCCCAAGAACAGCGAAGCGACGATTTGCTGGAACGGGAAGAGCGGATTGCTGGAAAAGATGCCGCTGGCCCAGTTCCTGAAGGACCGGGTCCGGATGTTCATCACCGTCGACACCAGCTACACGGCGACGAGCGACAGCGACTTCAAGGTCTGTACGCTCATGGGATACGACCCGGTGGACGCGTGCCTGTTCGTGTTGGACACGTGGGGAGCCCAGTGCCGGGAGCAGAAGCTGATCGAGCAGTCGTTCGCCATGTCAGGCAGGTGGGGGTGTCCGGCGATCCATCCGGAGGTGGTGCGTCAGTCGTTCGGCCTGTACAGCGCGATGGAGTCCATGGTCCGCCAGAAGGCAGCCGAGGTGACTGGAGAGATCCCGCCCAGGATCGTGCCACTGCGTGTGGGCACGCTGGACAAGACGGCCAAGATCAACGCCCTCCACTACCGGTTCGAGCACGGGCTTATAAAGTTCCCCACGTGGCGCAGGGGGCAGCTCCCGTGGCGTCTCCTGTTCGACCAGATCGAGCAGTTCAACCCGGACGCGGAAAGTGGCGGCCTCCAGCACGACGACTTCATCGACACCGTGGCCATGAGCATGTTTGTGGTCAGGGGCCGTTTGGACAGGCAGATTGTGGGTGAAGAGCAGGGCCTTGACTTCTCAAAGATGATTGCGGACGGAACCATCGGGGACTCGATTGGTGGGGGTATTCCTGCCGTGGAAGCCATGAATTTCAATAACATGCCGCTCACGACACTTCTCGAGGGCATGTCAGGAGAGAACAATGCAAAACGCGGATCGCGGGTCTAACCCTCTTTACGTCACGATTCCTTTCGTATACTTCCAGATGCTTGCTCAGGCTTATTATGGGCAAGAGATCCCGGATGGGATGAGTGCTACTCCTTCTGATCAGAAGGTCCCGCAGCCTGATCCCACTCCTGCATCGTCGTTCAACCTCAAGGGTGTCGAACTTTTTGAGGACATGCCGCCCGGATGGAAGTCCCTAAGGAAGCGAAAGCAAGATGGCAACTGACGGTTACACGCTCCCGAAAGACAAGAACATCCTCGGTCGGATCATCGACCAGCATTGCGAGCGAGAGCTTACGAAGCTCACGTATCGCAGGACGCTGTGGATCCTGGCGTGGTACTACCTCAACGGCTTCCGCCGGTTCGACGTGTTCGATCCGAGGACTGCAAGGGTTGTGCCTCACTACCTCGATGAAGAGGGAAACATGGAGTTCCAGAGCACGGAGCTCATGTCGATCATCGACAAGACGACGGCGCGACTGAACACGATGGACCTGCGCCCCCGTGCGCTGAGGCAGGGTTATAGCCTTGCCGGGATCCGGGAGCGCAGCGTTGCGCAGCTAGTGGCAGATGCGGTCGTGAGCGACCAGCAGCTGGAGAAGGTGAAGCGCGACTTCAACTACGTGTTTGCATTGATGGGATCTTGCGGAATCACTGGGCACATGGTGGATCACCCCACCATCGGCCTGACGAGCGATCTTGAGGTTGTTCACCCCAAGGAGTTGCTGCCGTTCCCGAGCCTCGGGATGGATCACACCAAGGCACGCGGCATGATTCGCCAGCGAGTCGTGCCCATGAAGTTCCTTCGCGATCGGTTCGGTGACAAGGTCATCAATCGAAACAAGGAACGCATGGACGCATGGAGCTGGGAGTATGGCCACGACATGGAGGAGCCGGCCGACAGTCCCGGCAACGGCTATATCCTCAGTTCCGCAAGCAGCGGAGCCATGAATGGAATCCCGAACGACAGCGACCTGGAAGTCGTCAAGGTCAGGGAACTCTGGCTTGACGGCCCTCGCGGAACCGTCAGTCGCTACGTCGTCTCGAGCGGTGACATCGTTCTTCAGGACATTGAGCTTGACGATGTTGAGTCGTATTGCCCGATCGGCTTTGCCCGGTTCATGGACAATGGCACGTTCCACGGTGCGGGCCTGTTTGACCTGATGTTCGGCATCGTGCGCGAGATGGAGCGGCTTCTCAAGAGCCTGTTCAACAACATCCGTGACATCGACAAGTACGGCGTCTTGGTCATGCCACAGGGCACGATCAACGAGCGCGCGGTAATGCGCGACATCGGCAAGGGCCTGCGGTACATGAGCTACAGCAAGGACGCGCTGCTCGGCGACGACTTCAAGCCGCTCGTGATCCAGCCGTTCAATGCAGGCGACGTCCCCGGCAAGGTCGCTCAGTTCGCGAAGTCAATCAGCGATAGCCTGAGCCCGGTGCAGGATCTGCTTGCGGAGAAGGGCCGGGTGGACAGCGCGAGCGGCCTGCAGTTCCTCGACGAGCAGATCAGCAAGGCGATGACGAACCCCACCAGCGGCGTGCAGGCTGCGTTCGGCGGGATGTACAAGAGCCTGGTTCAGAAGGCGAGCAGGGAGATGCTGGTCAGCGACCGTGCTATCCCGGTCAACAAGCTGACTCTGGACCTTGCGGGTGCGGTGATCGATCCCGAGGAGGGCACGGTCAACTTCAAGAAGAACCCGATTCCGAACTTCAGCCAGATCAGCTTCACGGTCAAGGACACGAGCCCCCGCAGCGAGGTGGTGCGGAAGCAGGAGGCGATGGGCCTGTTGCAGGCCGGCGTCACCGATCCGGAGGGCCTGAAGCTGTTCGCGATGAAGGAGGGCATCGACTTCGCGATGTGGATGGAGGAGGAGAAGAGCGCGTATGAGAGCATCATCCGCAACATCCTCCTGCTCTACGGCGACGGCCAGCAGAGCCAGCAGATCGTCGTGACTCCGCACACGGCGCGTCCCGACCTTCAGCTGCGCGTGCTGAGCGCGTTCATGTCCAACCCGATCATGACTTTGGCGAGCCCTGCCGTGCAGGACGCGTTCAAGTCGTACCGTGAGTCCCTGATCTCGTTCATGGGACAGTCCCTACCCGCAATGGTCCCGAACCCCGACGACGTCGCAATCGTCAACCCCCAGCAGGCTGGTGGGGTCGCAGGTCGGATCGGTCCCGGAGCACAACCCCCTCAAGGAGTAGCAAATGGCTGATGATCAGAACACTGGTTCAGACGAAGGAATCGATCTGGACACCGAACTTGAATTCGAGGATGGCACTACCGCAACCCTCGGCGAGATCCTCCAGGCGCAGCAGCAGGCCCGGGAAGAGGTCGAGCAAGCTCGTCAGCGGATCAGTTCGCTTGAGAACTTTCGTAGCAATGCGACGAAGCTGATGCGCGGCGAGAGCCCGGACGTCCAGGCGGCGTATGAAGTGCTGCGCGGAGCCGGGTTCAGCGACGACGAGGCACGCCAGTACGCGCAGGAGTACGTGGATGGCGAGGATGATGGGGATCAGGAGGCCGACGTGAGCGAGGAAGCCCAGATCGAGCAGATGCTGAAGAAGACCACGCGGGCTGCGGAGGAGCGTGCCGAGGCTGCCCTGCGGCAGACCAACGAGCTGCGACTGCGCCTGCTCAAGGAACAGATGGACAAGAACGTGGTTTCCGCCATTGACGGGAACCCGGAGATCGTTAAGATGCTGGAAACGCTCGACAAGACCCGTGGCCGCGATCATGCGGCGGGTGCCTGGCGAGCTCTGCAGGAGCAGGTCCGCGAGACCACCCTCCGCAACCTCTACTCCCGGCGTGATGCCGAGGGCGGACGGTTCAGCGAGGACTGGGTCGCGGACGAGGCCGCGAAGGCGGCAAAGGCTGTTGCAGGAAATTATCGCACGGTCATCGGCGACATCAACGGCCTCGGCCGGTCGCCGGAAACAGATGGCGAGCTCGAGTTCCTCAAGTCCAAGGCTCCGGTCACGCCCCCCGAATTCAAGAAGGGCATGGACCGAGGGTCGGTGGACACTGCGGTTCGCGAGTTCAACGTTGACGCGCTTTCCCGCCTTGCCGCGGACTCCTCGGCTGGTGGGGAAACGAAGGTCTGACCGTACGCAATTCCAACCGTCCTAAGGACGGAGTTCAAAAGTGCCTTACATCTCTACGACTGGAACGCTGTTTGGCGATCAGGCCAACCGCATCCAGGAAATCCTCAACAAGAACATCGAGGTGTTCCTTCCGTCCCTCGACCCGGCGTGGCGGGACACCACGGTCACTAGCCAGGGCGTCGGCCCGGCCAATCTCATCGGCAAGGACATGAAGATCCTCAAGATCTACATGGGCTCGATGGCCGGCATCTTTGAGGGTGGCGCAAATGCCAACTTCACGATGCTCGGCGACACGGTCACCGACGTTGCTGCCAAGTTCAGCAAGCAGTCGCTGACCCAGACTTGGCCCGACCCGACCGACGGCGCTCTCGCGAAGCCGTACCGTCTGGGCGTCCAGATGAAGGCGATGGTCTCCAACCTGCTCGTCACCATGGGTGAGATGCAGGCCGAGGCGACCCCCGCGTTCATCGGCGAAGTCATTGCCCCCAAGCTTGAGGGCCATGCTCGCCTGATCGCGCACACCCTGTGCAACTACTGGTACATGCAGGACAACACCAACTTCACCCTTGGTACCATCTCCTCCATCGACGGACTTGGGTTCGCTACGAACACCACGTTCAACTTCATCCCGAGCAACCTGAACATCGACCGCTATGCCGTCGGCATGCGCATCGACATCTGGAACTCGGCGGGCACCACCCGTGAGAACGAGGATGCCTCCGGAAACCGCATCAGCACCTACGTCACTGCTGTCGACGAGATCCTGAATCGCGTGTACGTCACCGTTCTTGGCGTCGATCTTACTGGTTCGATTGCCAATGGCGACACGATCCGTTTCGCCAACAGCGCGGCTAGCGAGCCGGCAGGCTTCGGCATTGCCGGTATCAACAGCTGGCTGAAGTACGCGGCGGGCACCGGTGACTCGGCGTTCCTCCTCGGGCCGGATCGTGATAGCAACAACCAGATCAACGTGAACACGCACCCCGAGTTCCGTTCGTTCTACAAGTCTGGCGTCGGCACCCTGACCGAGCACAAGCTCCGTCAGTACCTCCGCGGCTTCCACCGCGCGAAGGAGAAGTACGGTCAGTACATTGACTGCCTCATCGCCAGCGATGGCGTGTGGCTCAACTACGAGGCGCAGAAGATCGGCCAGTACCAGCTGGACCGCACCAGCCGCCTCTCGAGCCTCACGAGCGAGGGCAGCCAGGAGGGCTTCAAGTTCACCTTCGACGGTCGTACGTACACCGGCTACACCTCGAACTACATCGAGTCTGGCACCGTGTACGGCCTCCGCAAGGGTGGCCAGAACTGGAAGAAGTACGTGCCCCCGTCGCCGAAGGGCACCCAGAAGTTCGACAAGGCAGAGTCCTTCATCCCCTTCGAGTTCGTCGCCCCGGCGCTGGGTTACTCCAGCATCAAGGTGCCGATCACGAAGCCCCAGACGTCGACGGGCATTGGCCTGCTGACGGAAGGTGCTCAGATGCCGGGCATGCTGCGCATGCAGCTCGTCCCGGATCAGCCGGCCGGTATGCGTCTTGATGGCGTGACCGAAGACCGTCAGTACGGTGCGACCTCGTAAGAGGCCACCTATCGACGCAAGGCAAAAAGGGGTGTGTCCTTCGGGGCACACCCCTTCTTCTTTGCTAAAATGCCAACATGGCAAAGCGCGTCAAGGTCAAAGGCAGAACCGCTCCCTCCTCTACACGCAAGGAGCTTGTGAAGGAAGGAAGCCGCAAGTTCATCGGACCTCGCCGACCTGAAAGCGAATTTGCAGAAAACATGGATCAGGAAGCTCGTGCAGGTGGTGAGGTGTTGGTTGAGGGCGATGATGGCGAGCTTAGTGTTGAATGGATGAAAGGTCCTAGATATGCCATTCTTCAACCAAACAGGAAGCAGACGCGGCTTGAGCGAGCACAGAAAAGAACTAGGAGCAGACAAATTGATGTTGCGATGGAACCGATAGATGGAATTTCCTATATTCCTAAAGCTCTTAGGAATTTGATCAAGTCAAAGATCAAGGATCAGCCTTCTCGGGACAGGATGTTTAAGGTTCTTGCAAGAGCTTTGAGCAAGCGTGGTGGAAAGCCAAGCGATCTAGACTTGAATAAGGATCTTGATAGGGCGTTTCAAAGAGGGGAAACGGAGTACCCGTTCTAATGGCTAAGAAGCGCTTCGATTTCAAGGCCAAGCACAAGAATCCCGCTGGCGGGCTTACTGAGCTCGGGCGGCGTGCCTACAACCGCGCTACGGGCGGAAACCTCAAGCGTCCGCAACCCGAGGGTGGATCTCGTCGCGACTCGTTCTGTGCCCGATCGGCGGGCCAGATGAAGATGTGGCCGAAGGCTGCAAAGGATCCGAACAGTCGTTTGCGCAAGGCGCGCAGAGCTTGGAAGTGCTGACATGGCGAAGGACGCGTGCTACCGCAAGGTGATGGCCTCGTACGGCAAGTGGTCGGCGCGTGCAGCGCAGGCCACGGCCAAGTGCAGGAAAGCCAGCGGCAACGTGCGGAAGACGCAGGCCGGCGCGAACCTGAAGCGGTGGGGTGCGGAGAAGTGGCAGGACACCAAGACGGGAAAGCCGTGCGGTGCAGGCGGATCGAATGAGTACTGCCGCCCCACCCGCCGCGTGAGCAGCAAGACGCCCAAGACGAAGGGCGAGATGGGTGGGGGGGAGCTGGCAAGGAAGAAGGCGGAGAAGAGCCGTGTTGGTATGCACGGCGCGTTCGGCAAGAAGGTGTCGCCTATTCGGCGACTAAGGAGACTCGG